ATGCAGTTGTCAGTGTCTGCTGGAGACCATACTGGAGCTGGTCAATCAGATACTCATGGGACTGCTGGGCAAACCGACGGCGCTCATCCACATCCAGGTAGATGTAGTCGATATACAGAGCCATGTCCTTGAGCTGAGGAAGGGCCGCCGCAGCTGCCGACACAGACGCATATGCACCCTTGCTCACCAGATCCGTTGCGCTGGCCAGTGTGATGTTCATGCGCACCTCGTGATACTGGAGGGCAATCAAGGGAAGAGCTAGACCAGGATTCCTGCAGAACCAGAACTGCAGAGGGATATAGAGAACACCCGGGCGACCTCCGCACGATGTCAGAGTTGTCGATGTACCTCCAAGCGAGCCTCCCACCATCGCATCGAGCTTGCACGAGGTATCATATGATGCTGTCAGATTCTCCCACAGGTACAGCCACTCTCCATAGTGGGTGTCGATGATCTGTCCACCAATCTCCACCTCAAGCTTCTTGAGAAGTGCATACCCCAGGCGACGCTGGGCATCACCAGTCCAGAGAACGTCAGTGGTGAGCCCGCCGGTGGCTGCAGTTGTATCCGGAAGCGTCACCTCGAGGTAAGTCTTATACATCAAGTCGGCGTTGCGGTTGATGACGGCAACAACGCGCTGGCCATACTGGGGCGAGCCAGTGAAATTCACGCGAAACGCCTCCATGGCGAAGTTCGTATGACGCTTGTAGAGCACCTTCCAGAAGGTGATGTGAGGATTTCCAGTGATGTAAGCATCCTGTGCACCATACGCGACGAGCTGAAGAAGACCGCCACCCATTTATGTTTATTCTTTGCGAGGATATATTCTTCTGCGTTTGACACAATGAGGGGCGTCACGAAACGCTTCTGTAGCTGCATCAAAAAGGTCCGCAAGACGATCAAGAATGAAAAAGGACCGATCGCAATCTGCGTAAAGTCTGTTCTTCAAAAGAAGGGGCGAACCCTCAAGCGATTTACGTGTGGGAAGAAGGGAAGGGTGATCACGCAGAAGGCAAAGCATTAAACTTCTCCAGTGCCTCGCGAGCGGCCATCTGCTCGGCCTTCTTGCGAGTGGATCCCATTCCACGTCCGTGAATCGTGGGACCATCCATCACCAAGACTCGGATCTCCTTCGGGTCGGGTCCGGGATTCAACATTGTATAGGTTGGTGTGTTTCCAAACTCGCGCTGACAATACTTCTGAAAGATGTCCTTATAATTTGTAATCGTTGTCACAGCGTCCTGAATGTCTAGATAGGCTTCCAGAACGGTCGTAACAAATGGATAGACAATATTGAATCGATTTCCACAATCGGTCCACAAGGCACCAATGAATGCCTCAAAGATATCACCCAGCTTCTGGATGTTCTTACGACCATTGATTGCAACCGACTCCTCGTTATGCCGAGAGATGACATAGTAGGTGTCCAGTCCTACTTTTTGACACAGTGCTCCAATCCGCTCATTATTCACAAGCTCCTTACGAGCGTCGGTCAGGAACCCTTGCTTCTTCTCTGGATACTTACGGCGCAGATACGTAGCTACGCAGACACCAAGCACCGAATCACCTTCAAACTCCAGACACTCATACGACTCATCTTGTAGGGGCATAACGCCAGATGGACACGGAGCAAGAGACGCCGGTCGTCCATCAGGAGTGGTATAGTCAGATCGTTTTACATACGTGGTATGAACCATTGCAGTCTGGAAGATCTTCTGGTTTGAAATTCGGTAATGCGGAAGCCCATGGCGATGAAGGATGCGGTGAATATCCTTCTCGGTAAAGAACCGATTCCGCGGATTGTAAGGAGAATATGTATCACTCATTTTGGTTTGACTGTTCTTTCCAATCTTTTATCCGTTTTCTTACACAATGGGAAAGGCTCAGTCGATGATGTATACGGCTCTGCCGGACGCACCGCCTAAAGTTCACCCAGGTGGGTTTATTGATGTATCCACCGTGCGCTATCGCGGTGCTTGGAAACGAGACATGGCGATTGGCTTTGTCTTCTTCAACCCTGCGAAGTCCAAGCGTATGTTGATGAACTATCTGTATACAATTGAAAAATTGAAGCTTGCAAAGATCCCATATTACACTCTTGAGTTGGTGTTTCATAAGAGCGAACCTGAAATTAAAGATGCTTTTCACGTCTGGGGTAAATCCCACATGTTCCACAAGGAGCGGTTATGCAGTCTTCTTGAAGGTATGATTCCCTGGTATTACTCCAAGGTCATGTTTATGGATGCAGATATCGTCTTTGGTAATCCAGACTGGTATACTGAAGTCTCGGATGCCCTGTGTGACCATGATGTTGTTCAGCCGTTCACAACTGCAGTCTGGATGGATTTGACGTATACAAAGGTTACACAGATTCGCGAGTCTGTCATCTACATGGATAAGAAAAAGACATTTGATCACAAACTTCATCCCGGATTTGCATGGGCGTTCACTCGTAAGTGGTTTCGAAAGGTTGGGTTCTTTGAATATGGAATTACAGGAAGTGGAGATACCCTGTCTGCCGCTGCGTGGCTGGGCATCAAGTTCCCTTCAACCTACCTCAAACCTGCACTGGTCCCTGCGTATCAAGAGTTTGACTCGCAACCTAAACCTAAGATTGCCTGCACGTCGGGAGCGGTCTATCATCTCTATCACGGAACCCACGTGAATCGCAAGTATGTCGATCGCCACGCCATTCTCGATGGTATCAAAGATATTCGTAAGATTATTCGCCCGAACTGGGGTGGAGTCTGGGAGTTCAGTGTTCGTGATATGTCGGACAAGCTCCTGAACTACTTCATCGAGCGGGTGGACGACGGGTACTGAAGTCCCCTTGTGGGACGAAGCACTTAAAAATAATGTGTTGTAGAATGTCATATCACGTTGATGGTGAAGCCTCTGTTCACCCTGGCTACTCGTCTCCTCAGCACCAATGGGTCGCTCGTGTGTAATTTGACTCGTATCCGGGGTGGGTTTCTCCCTCACGAAAACCTGGACCAAGCAAAACGTCATCTAGCAGATCTTCAGCGCACACTGCAAGAGATTGAAGAATCTCTCAGTCACGCCGCACCACCTTCAGCTCAAATCCGTAATCTGTCTCCACCATCTTCGCCTCTTGGCGCTTAATAATTTCATTCATCACAACCTCAGCTTGCGCGGGCACCAATTCATCCAAATATCCCTTCAGCTCTTTCTTGGAGAGCGTCCAACCCTTTTTCCACTGGTTTGGACGTTTGACCGCAAAGACCATTCCCGAACTTGACAGATTGATCTTATCGGGGAGGGGCTCTCGCGAAGTTGCATAGAGAGCTGTGAGATCCAGTTCGATTGTGCGACGTTGATCGCGAAGCTCGGAAGCATTCGCATTAACGTCATTGAGTCGGCGAGTAACATCTGCATAAGCGGTGAGAACAGGTTTAAGGGCATCCATTGTGGTTTGATCTTTCCTGGTTTAAAAGTATCCGTTTTATACCAAGGAATGTCCTGGCTTGATACGGAGGAGATTGAGCGTCTCCGCACAGTCTACAACAAGGAACACCCAAAGGAAAAGCCCGTTGCAAAGGGGACGCCCGAAGAAATGTGGACAAATCTTCAACACCGTCTTCATGATGAGTGCAGTACGGGATCTGCCGAATGCATCGTGACCTCACTTATGCAAAAGCCCCGTGCTCCAAAGCAGTGGGCGATCAATCGGTATGAGTGGTTGTCGTCGGACGACATTGACCGCGTTGAACAAAACTATACGGAGCTGTTCCCGAAGTATTTCTTTGTTGGATGCATTCCGATTGACTTTGATTTGAAGTCGGAAACACAACAGTGTATTGTCAGCACCTTATGTAGCATGAAGCTTCCTGAATTGGCGAAGAGGGGCAATGAACAGATTGGAATTGTGTTCAACACAGATCCTCACGATGGTCCCGGTGAACACTGGATTGCCTTGTTCTGCGACGTGCGAGAGGAACTTGAGTATCCTCGAATCACCTATTTTGATTCCTACGCTCACCAACCCGAAGCCGAGATCAAGACACTGATGCGACGCTGGAAGGAACAGTGGGACAAGACCGGGAAGCACAAGCAGGGGATGAAGATGACCTTCAATGCCACGCGTCATCAGTTCAAGGATTCAGAGTGTGGAATGTATTGCTTGTATTTCCACCATTGCTGTCTTATGGAAATCCCAATGGAAGAGCGGATCCCCGATGAGGTAGCGAATGCCTTTCGTGGGTTATTGTTCAAGATGCCAAAATTACCTTCCGAGAAGAAGTAATGGAGACAGCTCTTGCAGTAGCCCTTGTTGGCGTTCTCGGATATACCGTCTGGCGCGAGACAAAGACAGACCAGGAAGAAACAGCTCCGCCCCCTGAACCCAAGCGCCTCTGCGATTACGTGATTCACGGAGGAACGTTCGAAGATGCTTCGGCAGTCGTAGAATCAGGTCGTAGGCTCCTGGAAGTCCACCTGTATGCAGATGAAAATGGCAGTCCCATCGTCTCCAAGGTTCCGCTGAAAGGAGGCTATGATTATGCATACGATAACTGGACGTTCGACTCGGTCTGCGTGGCGTTGATTCAGGCATTCCCTAGCAAGCACCCGTTCGTTCTCTCCATCGTTCCTCACACCTCAAACATTGTGACACTGAACAAGGCTGCAGAGTGTCTTCGCACAACAGTTCATCGCAACCTACTGCCCCCGGAGTATATTGACCCGCAGAGTATTCAGGTGGAGGCTCTTGCAGATAAGCTGATCATCGTTTCAGGCGGAGTGCAGGGCTCTGAGCTTGCCGAGATGGTCAACATGTCCTGGACAGATTCCCACCTCCGTCGCCTCACCTTTGGACAGGCAGTGCACCCTCGTGACTATTCCGAACTCGTCGCGTTTAATCGCAACTCCATCACGTTAGTGGCACCTGACCCGGTATTTGGAAAGGAGGGGATTAATCCACAGGTGGCCACCGCGTATGGATGCCAGTGGATTCTTTTTGGATCGACGCCGGGTCTTGTTGAAAAGCCGGCGGGTCTCCAATAACTTCTTGAGCATTAAACAAAATGGCAAACAAGTGGCTCGCTCACGTTAAGAAGACGATGAAGTCTCACAAGGGAAAGAAGTTCGGTGACATCCTCAAGATGGCGAAGAAGACCTACAAGGGCGGTGCTGAGGGTGCCGTTGAGCCGAAGGCCGACCTCCCTTCCCCCACTCACAACGCGGCCCCGGTCGGTGGACGTCGCCGCACACGCCGTGGACGCAAGAGCCGTCGCGGTGGAATGGGCATGATGGGATACTAAAAAATGGAAATCTCTGAGTGAAAGCAAACCACTCTAAGATGGATCCACCCAAGACACGTCGCGAAACGAAGAAGACTGCTAAGGAGAAGAAGGCAGATGTGTATTCAGCAAAACATGCCCGGTTGCAAGAACAAGCTCAATCCAACTCCAAGAAACCTAAATCAAACAAGTAACCTAGAGTGAGAAACCCGAAAGGTCTTTCGGTGATCGCGGTCCTTCGTGCGACCGCCAGCCGTTTTCCTGCAGGTTTTTCCATGATACGTCTTTTTGGAGCAACCGCTCCTGAAATACGCAAGATGCTGAGCAAAACTCTTAAACGACGGCATAGGAGACCCTACCTTTTTTGACAAAACACTTAACAGACCGTGCATCCACTTCATATACACCCTGCGAGATGCCAACTCAGGTTCATGAGCGGTGATATAGTCAGAATACACCTTTCGAAGCTCGGGATACGGATATACATCGCGCAGTGCGTGCAAAAAGGTCCTCTGTGTAGCCATTTGATCAGGTTCAGGTGATTCTGAGTAGTTTGCAGAGATCGCACCTAAGAAGTCCCCGCCAGGAACCGCTGTGGGCTTCAGGGACATGTAGTGCTTCTTGACAGCATCAAACTCTGGATCAGGACCCGGGTCTAACACGGCTGGGTCATCTTTACACTGAGTTCGCAACTTGTTGTTCACCATATTGTGAATGTCGTATAGCCACCGCCCGGGGTCGCCACGGAGGGGGTGTTTGTGGACAAACTCGGTCGTCGAAGCCCTGCAAAATTTACAAGGCAACACATCCTTCATCTGATTGAGAACATCGTCGGGATGTTTTGAGGTAAACGCAATCAAGTGAAATAATTGCCACGCACTGGGTCCCCAGAACCTAGTATCCATTGTCTTTACGAAATAAAGTATACCCATCATAATAAAAATGCTTGATACACGGGACATCATCATCCTCACTGCGTCGTTCTACCTCGGAGGTGTCGTTGGAGAGTTTTTCAAGTCGCTGTCTGAGGATATCCTCACGCCCCTCCTCGCCCCGGCGGCGGCTGCCGGCAAGGGCGTCGGTTCCTACACGGTCTCCATGGGAGGTGTCACGCTCCGTCTGGGTGAGGTGCTCGTTGCCTTCGTGAACCTGGTCGTGTCGTTCGTGCTGGTCGTCTTCACGATCGGCCTCCTCCGGACCTACGTGTTGTCCCGGATCGGCGCGAAGCGCGCTGAGTAAGTTTGCGTCGTCGCCTACGACCGCCCGGAACACTCACTCGTAATACAGCCTTCTCAATAGGACGCGAATCGGGACTACTACAAAGTTTCGACTGATCAATCTTCTTAATCTCATCCACAACATCCAGCAGTGCACGGTCCTTTGACATATCCTTATAGGGTCCGAATGGATCCCTCTTTGTCACACGACTCCATAACGCGAACTTCCTGATTTGGATCCCGTTACGGTAGTTGGCTTCATTCTTAATGTTAATCTCGTAGTCATCAATCAGAATTGTATCGCATGGCTTAAAAATTCCTTGGTCCCAAATCCAGTTTAGGTTCTTTTGGATTTTCTTTGCAGGATTTGAGTGTGCCTGCGCCTTTTCGTCATCTTCATCGCACCAGACGTGCGTGATAAATCCCTCGCCCATCTTCTCCTCAATGATTTCCTTCACCCAGTTTGCATAATCGCGGTCAGACAGCGTCCACAGATTCACAGTCTTTGCAAGTTTTTTCATCCATGCCATAAAGTCCCACAGCTCAGGACGAAGAACAAATCCCTGATAAAAGTCATATTTCTTCTTCTCTTCGTCAGGGAGGTCCTTCCAAGGGGCATCCTTTACCATGTATTCAAGCAATGTGTTGTCGATGTCTAGAATGATATTTAGCTGCTTGCTCATTAAAAAATAGGGTGAAATTATTAAATGTCTTGGACGGATCCTCGCACTTGGTTTTCGTCTACGCCTGCAACTCCCGAGCCCGTGAGCTCTCTTCCGCCACCCACCCCTGCCTATGGAGCCCGTCGGCGCAAGACCTACCGTGGTCGCAAGGGTTCCAAGCGCTACCAAGCTAAGCGGGCCCGAACTGGAAGGAAGTCCAGCCGTGTTTAGGGTGTGGTCCGTGAGCGGTCTCGATACGTTTCTTAAGTTCCACCGTTGTCCCGTGCGTAAGATTGTTCTCCTGCTTCCACCTCTGAAACTCGCGGTTCATCATTCCAGTAGTGATATAATCGCCAACCTTCACACCCTCCTCTAGCGGATGGATAAACTCCGTTATGAACCGACCCACAACATCCGTCTCACTCTTATACTCGCTCGTGCTCAAGGTCACCTTCTCCGGAACAGGGAGCTTCCTGAATCCATGTCCCTCCTTGAAGATCGTGACCAAGTAATTCATCATACACTCAGCCCACTCCACACTCTCAACCTTCATCTGAATGGTCTTGTCATCTGGCAGTTCATTCGGAGCAGTAGGATTCGGAACGAACTTGTTCGGGAAGTCCACAACCAGCAAACGGCGCCAGGTGCCTCCATCCTGTGTATCCACCTTCGGCTTGTTATTGCACGACACGTGATACTTTGCCTGAATCTCAATATCCACCATCTCCTTGGACCCTGCGAACAGGTCACGTGCGGTGATCTTCTCGCAAGACGACAGCTCCTTCATTAGACCCGTCTTGATATTGGCTCCCTCCTCAGGCTCCTGCATGGTCACGAAGCGCTTACCCTTCATACGGACCAACTCGGGGTTTGCAACACCTGCCTTGCCACGGTCCTGTGTGATCAGTGTGATCGGAGCCTTGCATGCATAGGTTCCCATGCAGGTTGCCATCAGGATCACCAACATGGACTTTCCGTTGGAGCCAGACCCAGTCAAGATGTGGAACTTCTGTGCGGGGTTTCCACCGACCATGCAAGTCGCCAAGTGCGCCATGAAGTAGTGAAGAACCTCGGGATCTGGCAAGATACTGCTGAGGAACTTCCAGAGCTCATTCCAACAGACATACTCGGTGTAGTGACGATCCTTGTGGAAGTCAAGGCCAGTGCTGAAGCTCAGATAGTCCTCAGCCTTACCATCGCGGAACTCCATGTTGAGGGTGTCGAAGATTCCGTTGTTGAAGGCAATCAGATTCTTGTTTGTATCCAGCTTGACAGCAAGCTCCTCGTCCAAGAACAGCAACCTACACTCCTCCATCACGTTCTTCTTGAAGGCAGTGGTCTTCAGCTTCTTCTGAGCATCCACATACTTTGCCTTCTTCTTCTCAATCTTGCACATCTCGCAGGGCTCAGCCGGCTCCTCACCCTTCTTCTTGCTTCCTCCACACGTGCAGGGTTCTGTTACCTCCTTCAGACGTCCCATCGCATTCTCCTTTTCCACAAACTTCTTCCAGACATCGCTGGAGAGCTTTGCAAGGAGACCAACGCCCTTCTTGGTCAGGCGCCACACGTGTCCCACGAATCGATACCACTCGTTCTGACCATAGTCCGAGCACTTGAACTCGTCGCGGAACATTGCAAAGACCACGCGAGCCATATCGTGCTCCGTCATCGTCTTTGTGGCCTCCTCCACCAGCTCCTCGATGTTCTTCATCTCAATCTTGTCGTACTCACCTGGGTTGTCCATGCGAGACCACATGCGGAGACTGCGCTCTGACAGAACCGGACCGTTCGTGCGGAAACTAAAGCTGTCCCACTTGGATTGTGCCAGACGCGGGTCATAATCCTCATACTGGGCGCTGAAGTCATAGAACACTGTCTCCAGAGAGTCTGGATGGATGTTCTTGAGACAGATGCCCGTATTGATCCAGTCCTCGTAGCTTGTGAACCTGAAGGATGCGAGGTTCATTACGTGGTCCCGGTAATAGCCGATCATGTCGTCTGAAAGAGGCAGACGATACGTGTTTCGCTCCGGAGTGGATGCACGGGAACCACGCTTCTCACCCTCCTCACGAGCCGTTGCACGTCCACGCTGAGCACCTGTAGATGCACGGATCTCCTCCTGCTCCTTCTTCTTCTGGAAACGACTATTTGCCTCCTCGGTCATGGGCGTCTCCGAGGAAGGATTCGCTCGGATCGTGAGCTTCTTGAGCAGGTCCGGCGTCACATGCGTCGGGACGTTGTCATCAATGCTCATCTCATTGGTCTCCGGATCCCAGTCCAGAATGTATTTGATCTGATACGGTGTGCCCTCCTTCTTCCTAGATCCAAGCAGGGTCCAGTTGGACGTGTGCGTCAGCGGAGAGGGATCGTAGACCTTCTCCCACTTGTCGGACAGGGGAAGCCCCGGGAAGAACTCAGGCATACGCTTGAGAAGAACCCTACGAATCTCCTCCTCCAC